TGTAATCAAGTCCGCCTGTTTTGTTGGCGCTTTCATTGACAAGATCTGCATCTAAAGCATCAACCCACGTCATCTCTCCAATCGGGACTGGGCTGATTGCCGAATCAGGATCATCTTGAGAAATTTCCACGTCATAGTTGATTGTCCCATCAACTGTAACCGTAACGGCGCTCGGGGCGGGCGCATAATCATCAAGGCGGAGCCAAGGAGAATCAGCCAAGGCATTCGTGCCGACAATGATAGCGTTGTTAGCATTAACGCTAATGGTCACTGAAGTGACGGTCGCAAAGCTTTGAGTTGTCGCTCCCGTCGAGCCCGAAGAAATTCCAGAAATAGATTCTGAGAATACTTGGCCGTTCCAAAGGGTGCCCGTAATGATAAAGGTTGCCGCAGACTCATCGCCTGTAGTGCTAATTTCAACTCGGCGAGGGGCGTCAAAAATGGCAACACCGTCTGTGACGGCAGCCCCGTCTAACGCTAAGGCGCCTGCAGTGGGCGTCTGAGTTTCGCAGACCGCATCATCGTTTGCTGCGTCAATCGGGCCGACAGAAGTAAAAAGGGGTTGAGTCATGGTGCTTCACCTGTCCTGTTTCAAAGGATGTTAGCACTTAACATCCCAACGTTTTAGCGCCAAATTAATGCGGCTGTTTGGATCATGCTTGGTCTTTGGGGACGTCAGCTTTTCCTTCATGCCGCACATTCTTGTACGGAAGTTTTCTCGCCTCTGGGCGGCTGCAGGGCTCTTTTCAGCCTCCTTTGCCGTCACAGGGCGCTTGATGTTTTGACCTTGAGCACGCAAAGAAGCGCGACCCTTTTCATTGAGACCGCCCTTTTCGGATTGCCCCTCTTTGCGCTGCCAAGCTGGAGACTTTGCCATTCCCAGTACCTCAAGGAAAAACGGGGGCGCTAAGGCCCCCGCTTTGGTTAGCCTCGACCAGAAATGGTTATTCCATCTCCATGTCGAGTTTGCGGCCCGGAGGCGGCGTACCCTTGCGAGCCGAGGTGTACGGGTTCTGATCCGAAGAAGCGCGCCCACCGCTCTTGCGCGGCTTGCGGCCAGCATGATGGGCGGCTTTTCCGCCAGCCATCTTGCCAACATGCTTCTTCATCGTCTTCCCGCCGCGCTTGCGCTCTTCAGCGGCTTCGTTGACGTTGGACTCGTAGGTATAGCGCAGGTTTTTACGGTCAAGGTTTTCCTTGGCCTGATTCACGCCGCCCGTGTTCCGCTTTGCGCGGCCATTCATCATTTTACCCTTCATGAGTGTTTACTCCTTAGGACGGATTTACGGCAATGCCGGTAGCGTTTGCGGTCGGTGCTCCACCATCAACCCACATTTGAGCGAGTGACGTCGCGTCAGCGCCCCAGTTGGTTGCAGAGCCAGAGACCAGCGTGCTGTTCTTCATGAGCAAGTAACCGCCCACCGAGGCCGCCAAAGAGGCGATACCGGTCAGTGCAGTACCGAAGCCCAAGAAAGCGCAATTGTCGAACTTGATCCAACGGTCGATTGCCGAAGCAGCCGCCGCCGAAACAACCAAGGTCGTCGCACTATTGGACCACCAGATGAAGTCGCAGTTGACGAACTTATTGCGAGTTGAGCCCGCTTTAAATTCAACAATTGAGTTTGCGACTGTCTTTTGGACCGTGTCGACGCCAAAGGTGCAGTTGACAAAAGTGCTCTCGCTACCGCCATCCAACACCAGCGAACGGCTGGAGGTGGATTGAGCAGAGGCCGTATCTCCCGCGCCTGCGAAATGAACATCGGCGTAGTAGTTACGGTCGCCCGAGTCATTCCAGCAGATTTGGTTGTTGCCGCCAGTTGCGTATCCGCTAAAGGCTTGGAAGTTGGCGAAGTAGCAGCCGCTGGCCGTTACATTCACCAAAGTTCCCGAGCCAAAAGTGGTCAGCGTGGCGGTGGTCTCAGGGGCGAGGCGAGCACGAGGGGAGATGCCAGTCGGAGCAGTCATGCCGATCAAATGACAGGCATCTTTGCTCCAATTTAGCGTTCCCGTCGTTGCGGTCGGATCGCCTACTTGCGCGTTCGCAATGGAGAGGCGTTGAGTCCCTGAAGCGGCTCCATTACCCACGATGACGCAGACATCGTTATTGCCTGCCTGCATCAAATCGTGAGCAGCGTAGATCGTCTTCAAAGGTTCGTCCGCCGAGCCCGGATTCCCGTCATTCCCGTTGACATAGTCAACGAAATACCAGTTACCCGAGAACAGCGGAGCGCCCGCCATGCCCATTGTGGGTACGCCTGCGACTTCGAGGCCGCTCAGATTAGTGATACCCATAATGGCTCTCCTTTACGTGGGCAACGATCCGAAGATCGAGCGCCAGTTGTAGTACCCGAAGCTGTAACGCTCGTACCCCTTGACCAACAGGTTGTCGGTGACGAAGTCCACCTGCATGTCGGTCTCGAAGTTCACGCGCTCCATGTACGACAGACCATCGATGTTGGTCAGCAGGAACCAAGCCCGAGCCGAGGTCAAGAAGTCGTTGACCATGTAGCCCTCAGGCAAGCCGCCTGCAGTCGTCAGGATTGCGTTCACGTCGTTGTTTGCCGTGCCCGGTCGGAGTTCCGTCTTCGTTAAACGAATGGCGGTAGGCTCCAGAGCAGGCGGCACAACCAACTTGCGACCGCGAGCAAACACCTTCAAACCAGCCTGATCGCGGAAATTCGTGCGGATCGCGATCATCGCGTTCAGCAGCGAGCTTTCGTTGAGGTCAGCGTCCACCAAAGGACGGTTGGCCACCGTGCCGCCATCAATCGGGTGCGAGGTGTTGACCAGCGAAACGCCGTCACCACCAATTGCCGAGTTGTAGGTCGACGAGGTGTTAAGAATGTTCGCGCCGTAGATTTCCTTGGTCTGCTGGAAGGACTCGATCAGACCGAGGTTCGACGGGTGGAACTGTGTTTTGTACAGGTTGTCGTCGATTGCTTTGCGAGTGATCGCATAACCGAGAGCAATTTCATTGTGCTCTTGGTTGTAGACAAAACGCTCACCAGCACTGTTATCAAAGGAGGTCTGACCGCCCTCAGTCTTTAGCTGAGCGAGGCCGAGGTACCGCATTTCAGCGGTGCGCTCGAGGGCCAACTTTGAATCATGCTTGGTGAAGATTTTGTCGTACTGAGATGGGATCATCTCGTACTTGCCTTCTATCCCACGGAGGCCGGGGAGGAGAAGGTCCTTAATAGCACTAAGATTGACTGCCATTTTCCCTTACTCCTATTAAACGCCCGTGAGGGTCTTGGTTTCGACGTTGTTGAACGCGACAACCACATAGTTGTACACGCCAGCCTGCGTCCCGGGCGAGCCCGGCGGGTTGGTGACAAGGCTCACCAGCTTGAACGGCAAGGTGGCCGTAGTGGTTGGCGTAACAGCGATGTTTACGAAAGCGCCCGAAATGCCAGTCGTGGCATTGGGAGTACCGTAAGCAAACTGCACGTTCGAGCCAATTTCGGCAGCCGTAGCGCCGATAGTGGTCGAACCGCCCACTTGAGCAAGGAACTTAGCGTTCGGGTCGTTAACCACATACACCTCGACGAGGTTGCCCGAAGCAACATCGGCGGCGCCCCAGAAGTTGCTCCATACGGTGCGCTTCTGAGAAACCGAGAGGTATTTGCAGCCGACAAAAACGCCAGCAAGAATGCCGGTCCCCGGAGTATCGGGCTTAACGCCGCCGCTCGTCGCGTCGCGATAAACCGGATCACCGAAGTACATGGCAGCGGTATTGTATTCGCAGAAGGTCGCGACCTGCTCATAAGTCGGAGCAGAGCCGGTACCTGAGTACTGCCGAAATCCGAAAGGCGCAAAAACATTCGCCATGACGGGTTCTCCTTTCGAGAAGCCATCATCGCACGCCGGGGCGACTAGGCCGGGTTTTTACAAAAACCTCCACGCCGGGGGAGGCATTGGGCGGAACAATACCGCCAACCTTTTGGAAATGTCAACCAAGTAAAAAAAAGGCGCCTTTCGGCGCCTGTCTAAAATCAGTCTTTTGGGATGGGAATGGCTTCGTAGGACTTTTTGACTTTGACCAAGGAAGAGTCTTTGTTATTCCGCTCAAAGGTGCCTGCCGGAGCGGCGGCAAGCTGCTGCTCTTTTTGCCGGACCTGATTAATCGCGGCCCTTCGATCAATCTCCCGCTGCTCTTCAGTAAGCTCAAGAGGGCGCTCCATCAAGATTAATCCCTTGCGCTCGATGGTAGCGGTTGAGACCCACCCCTCCGGCATCATATGCGGATGGCGTGAGGCCGGTACCGGCTCCCAGCCTTTGCGGGCTAGGCTGACCATGTAGGCCGGATCTTCTTGACCGAGCACAGTTTTGCGCTTCCACTCGTAAGACCAACCGGGCGGGATATCCCGAGGGTCAATGAAGAATTCATCGGTGCCATCATCCATGCCGCCCAAATGATTGCGGATCTCTTCCGCACGGCGAGCCGCTCGAGTGCGTGGATCTTCTTCTCTCATGACGGGCCTCATTTCCGCTCGGCTTAGACCAGCATCTTCTGCCTCTAAAACAGCTTGCTCTTGTTCCGCTTCCGCCGCTGCTGCAGCTTCTTCCTTTATCTTTTGAGAGGCTTCACGAAGCTTGCTCATCTTTGGGCGAACCCTTTTGATTTGATCATTCATAATCAAAACTCCTATTAATTCAATTTGCCTTCTTTTTGAAGAGCAAGTTTGTGAGTGGCATATTCTTTATCAGTCATACCCATCATCTGGGCCATTTCTCTTTCTTGGGCGGTCAAACGGACGACATTTGATCGCTCTCCTCCTCTGGTGACAGGCGCTGCGGGCGGCGACGTGCGCCGCTGAGTAGGTTTTGCCGCAGCCGCCGTAGGGTCCTCATCGGCGACCTGTTCAACCTTGCGCGGAGCAGCCTGTTTGATGTTGATAGTTGATTCAACGAACTCAAAGTATTCGTCGCTATCAGGAACGATCCCATCAGCCATAGCGAGGTTGTGAGCAGCCAGCATTTTCTGGAAAAGGCGCTGATCTGTCGCGCATTGAGGGTTTCGGCGAATCCAATCAGCCGATCTCGGCGAAAGTTGGGACGCTAAAGCCTCTACAGGGTCAGATGGCATCTGCGATTGATGCTTTGGCATGTTCTCGAGAGCTTGTTTGCCCTGTTCAAGCTGCAAAAGCTTCGCAGAATTAGACGAAAGCGCCTCTTGGATCTCTGCGGCCTTGTCAAAGTCGCCAATTGACATGGCTTCTTTGTAATTAGCCTTCAAAATCGAATTATTTTGCTTAACAGTCTCAATGGCGTTAGTTACTAACGTCAAATTGCTGTCTTGCACTTCGTTTCGAGCCGAAGTTTCGCGCTCTGCATACTCTCGAGCACGCTTTTCAGCCTCTACACGCAGTTGGCGCTCTTCTTCGAGACGTTTTTTTAGCTCTTCAACGCCATCAGCAGCAGCAATCTCGTCTTTTTCAGGCGCTTCTTCTGCTTTTTCTACCTTGATGTCATCTTTTTCAGTTGTTTTGGCTTTTTTATCAGCATCATCAAGCTCAATTTCGATTTGATCGGATTCATTTGCCATTGCGATTCTCCTTACCAGACTTGATCAGGGTGTTGAACACGCCCGCGAACGTTAACATCGTCTAAAATTCTGCACAAAACGTTGTTGACTGTAACGCTCCAGCCGTCCGAAGGTCTAAAAACAACCCAATCATGCACGTTAACGCTTAAATCTTTGAACCAATGGTCGTTTGCATCGACAAAAGCATCAGGTCCTTTCTTGATAACTAGGCCAACCTTGCCCTGAAAGCGGTCTTCATCTCGATGCTGGCCCGGTAAAACGATGCCAGACTTCGTTTTTTCTGGCCGAATGTACACGGCGCAGAGTAATTGGTTGTGAAAAATCTCAATGTCTTTGACGTTGCCAAGTTTTTTTAGCAAATCATCTTTGGGATCGACA